TGTCTTGGTTAACTTTGAGGCCCAAAAGATGGAGTAACCTGCATAGTTGTTCGTACCCGTGTCTAGGAATGATAATATCATCCCCAAAGACTCGGACCTTACTACGTAACCTGATGAGAGGACTGTAAAACCTCCCATTGCAGAAGAAGTCTTCTGGACGTTTCGCATCAAAACCGCTTGCGGTAAGTGCGATAATCAAGAAGATGATCGACTGCACAGGAAACGTAACTGCTGTCCCTTGACTGGCGAATTTCTTCGAAACGAAGTAATTCGGAGGAGAGTGTTTATCAACACAATCCTTTGTCCAGCGTGTACGGGTAGCGTGGAGCGCTTTCAGAAGGGGTTGATTCCTTCTAAATGCGCGCTCGACTAGCCAACACGTAAGTCTATCGCTTGCTGAGGACAAATCCACAGTAGCCAATGACCTATCGAGGGAAGCCTTGGAGACGAGCTCCTGAGATAGACCCTGGTTTGTGAATGAGACAAAATTTGTCCCAAACAGACCAATAAGTCTATTCTCCAAATAGCGCTTAATAAACTGTTGGCACCATTGGTGCGCAGTTGGTTCAGCAGCTATTAGACGAGGTCCCTTAGCTGTTTTTGGAACAGCCAAGAGCTTCGAAGGCGGCTCATGTATGCTAGGTGTGGCGCTGTCAAACGGGGTTCGATCCAATGGATCAAATCCCGTTCTATTAGCGTCATCGGACGGGTCAGAAGACCCGTTTCCGATGGATAGCTGTTCCGGTGTCTCCGGAACAGCATATACCACGTTAGCACTACTCTCCTCTCCCGACGATTGAGAGCCCAAAGGCTCTGGAATCTCGAGGGACCATTGATGATTCGGTGAGCTGTATGCTCTATCCGTCCCAGCAATTGGGCCTCGTAAGGTTCCAAACATTTCGAAAGGAAAGGAGGCTCCGAGCTTTTCGGACCATGTAGGGAAGTCATATTTGTACTCCTTGCTAGTTAGATCCGAAACAGCTCCAGGCCCATGCCTAAAGCCTATGCCATTAGAATGGGCTCGGATCGAGGATAGGAATTCTTCGATTCCGAACGTTCCAATGGCTTGGGAGAAGATGTCGAAATTTGATTGACATCTTCTGAGGATGGCTCTATCGCCGGAGGTGAGCTCCATGGACTCTGGGTTTTCCCAAAGCTCAAGTTGCTCGTCCCGGCCAGGAGTAGCAAGATGATCGAACAGATCATCAAAACTACAACTGTCATTAGAGCCCAGGTCGTTATTGCCCCAACTGAATGTTGGAAGCCGTGCGGCCTGTTCGACATCGTAATACTCCTTCAGTACGACTTTAGTACGTGCAGGAGTACACGAAACCTCCACTTTCTTACCTAAGCATAAAAACTGTCTTAGGAATAAGATCGCGGTAGGGTCGGCACCCTCCATTAGGTTGCCACACCGATCAAAGATCCGTAACCATAGTCCCCGGAATAATCTGGGCACTAGGATTGTAGCGGAGGCTCTTTTACTTAGAGCACCCTCTACAATTAGACGGCCGTTCTCAAGCGCCTTTGTTAAGGCACTATCGAGAGCCGGGAGGTCTAGGGTATACAAACCCAAACCCCTCTCTTTGGTTAAACGGGTGAGTCGCTCTTTGTCTCGAGCAACGTCCGCCTGATCGCTAGGGTACGCAAGAGAGTAGTCTTTCAACACTCCCTCTGCAACCTTGAGCAAAACATTTGCAAGGCTTTTCATATTCAATTCCTTTCAG